GCTTGTTGTTCGTTTCTGTATTGGCCATCGTCCCAAACGATGGCCTTTCATTTTTTCAACGTTTCCTATTTTTGTTTAATTTTTGTATAGCCGTGAATTTAGACATGACTTGCTTAACGCGCTTAGCTTGACTGCCTGCGCTATTTGTCTGTAGAGATAGTTCGGGTACGGAAAATGTGAGCAAAAAAGAATCAGCACAATCGCTTGATCGTACACCACGCTTTTTCATAGTTTCTTTTTTCTCAATGACTAATCGCGAATTAGAATCCACCGTATACTTTGCGTTACACATATCTGCTTGCAGTTCGTCTGAGTCTGGAATCAAACATGGCTCATCTTCTAGCCATTTTTTACCGAGTGCCCACATTTCCGCCCGTTTGTTTAAATACTTGCGACTATCCAGCGCACCAGCGCCGGAATTCACAGCAACGAGTATAGAGCGATCAACTAGCTCGCACAGACGGTCATACACACCAGCGCCAAGACCGCCGATATCTATGCACACTTTGTCGGGATTTTCAGCGAGAATAATTTGATAGACATATCCGACAATTTCCATCGTGTCTTTTTTGATATACGTTTGCAGATCATACGCTACGCGCCCTTGTCGCTTGATGATAGCCGTTCTATCGTCACCGAAACGCGCGGGGTCAACGCCGATTATCTTATGACCGTATTTTTCGACATTTGTCGCTTTTCGAGCTCTCAATACTAAATCCGGAGCGATGTAAGAATCTTCGCCCGTGAGTACGAAACTCTCATTTGCTGAACAAGGATATTCTTGGTGAAATGACTTAGTGCCATCCACCCCATTAACAGATAAGTCACTTATCTTTGATCTACGCCAGTTTATCTGTTCGTCCGTTAGATGATAGTAGCTTTTAAGCGTCTCTTCCTCGTCTGTCAGCTTAAAATCGTCGGGTACGGGTTTTACATATTCTGCCTGCCAAAACCAAGGGACAAAAATCGGTATGTAGTCTGATTGTCCAGCTTCGGCAAGTTGCCATTGCTGATGAAACCAATTGCCCACCCCGTTCGCTGTCGATTCGATAAATATTTCAGTGCCCGCAGCGTCCGGAACTGTTTGCATAATACCCTTTGCGTGTTCTTCGGCATGCTTGTAAAATGCAGCTTCCGAAGCGTGTAGAAACTGTATTGTGCTTGAGCGTCCGACCGACTTATTGCCAGCTGTGCCAAGCTTGTACCCCGAGTCTAGCGCATCAAACAGTAGCTCTTTAGCGTTAGACGTGCGAGTCGCTGGCTTAAGCGCTGGCAAACAATTTTCGTGAAACCTTTTTGACATCTCGAAAAGATTATTAGTAGCTTCTTCTTCATGCGTCAAAATAAAGGCTCGCACGCCGGCGTTATGAGTGACACGCCAATAGTAACGCCCTTGTATATAAGTTGTGCAGCCCATTTGTCGGCCTTTCAATATCAACACACGTACTTTTCCAGTGCGAGCACGTTGATCTTCAACTATTGAGTGTATATACTTTTGACCACGATTGAGTATAAAAGGTACAAGATTGCCATCTTTTGGACGTATGAATAGCGCATTCAAAGCGTAGTGCTCGTAATCATCTTTGAGCTTCTGACGTGTTACCATCTCAACGTCTTTAGCTGTCATATTTAATTAAATTCCATTTATTTCAACAGTTTAACCCATTCTTCGTGCGGCATCACGCTATGTTCGATTTTGCTATCTGTTTTGTCGTGCCAACCGAAACGATTAGCGAAAAATAATTTAACAAGTGCAGAATTAACGTTCTTGTTGTCTAAATTTTCAACAAGCCACTTTTCCCAAAATCCTTCGCATTCATCTTTTGCTTTATCAAAAGTGATACTTAATGCTGGATGTTTTCCAACCCATTCATAGAATGTTTTACGACTAATTTGCTCTTCACGACAAAAGCGTACTACTGATAAGCCAGCACGCATTGCGGTTAGCAGACGCTCGCATAAAGCGTCAGTATATAAAGTTGGTCGGCCGACGCTCATTATTAGTCGCTCCTCATTTTGCGCTTTCTTCCGCGTCGTTTTGGCTCATTAGTGATCTGCACAGGCTCATGGAGCTCATGGAGCTCATCAATCACGTTATCTTTAATGATACTGCCAACGCCGTGACATGCATCACACTCTTTACGCATACCGCCAAGTGCTAGATAAGTCTTAATTCCCGCACACTTTTCGCAACGTGCTAGCATTAACCGCAGTCCTTTTTTTTCTTCTTTTCCATCATTTTTTTATCATCTTTGCGATTGTCTTTATCTTTGCGATTGTCTTTATCTTTGCGCTTGTCTTTGTCTTTAGTCATTTTTTATCTCTCTCTATAGTCAAGTTAAGTTGATTTATTTTAGCACAAAAATTTATTTTGTAAACAATCAAAATAATAGTTGCTACTATCTCAATATGTGTTACTATCTCTTCATCAACTAACTAACTGAGAGATTAAAAAAATGAAAATGAATAATAAAGACGCGCTTAATACGCTTAATTTAAAAGCTGATGCAAGCGAGGAAGATATCAAGCTAGCTTATCGAAAAGCGTGCAGCTTGTATCATCCTGACCGAAACCCAGCAGGACTAGAAATGATGAAAATTGTAAACGCTGCTTATGACTCTTTAAAAGATTATACTGCGGTCGAGTGTATCGATTCAGATTCAACGAATTACGGCGAAGCAATTAATAACGCTCTCAATTCGATCATCAATTTTGGCTTAGAAATTGAAGTTTGCGGAGCATGGATCTGGGTGAGCGGTGATACAAAGCCATTCCGCGAGCAACTCAAAGCTGCTAATTTTAAGTGGGCGCCAAAAAAAATGATGTGGCATTTTCGGCCTGCGGATTACAAATCATTTAGCCGTGGCAAGTACAATATGGACGAAATAAGATCAATGCATGGCAGCGCGATTATAAAAAATAAAACTTACGCAAGGCTAAGCGTATAAATCACCTAAAAAATCCCCGCTCACGATAAGGAAGGATCATGAGCGGGTTAAACGACAAACTAACTGAGAGAGCAACTATATCATGACTAATTTAAGAACACTACCTAAAGTCGTTATCGAAAGCGCACTACAAACAGTTGAACAAAAGCTCGTGCAAATGAAAACGTTGAAAGATGAGATAAAAGAGCTGCAAGCTTACTATGACTTACTGCAAAAAGACGTAATCAGCGAACATTTCAATGATTCGAGCGAGTACGTGACAGCCCGCGGATTAACACTAGCAACATACAAAGGCGCGGACAGAACAAGCTTTCAGCAAAAAGAGTTTGAAGCTACACACCCAGATTTATTTAAAAAGTTTAGTAAGAAAAAAATGGTTTTCACTTTTCGATTAAATTAATCAAAATAATAGTTGCGATAATATCTAAGTATGATATTATCTCTCAATCAACTAACTAACTAACTGAAAGGAAATATACAATGCTCGAAGAAATGAAATTGAAAGACGTCATGCAATTAGTTCAATTATTACAAGGTAACAAAGCAACAAATGAGAATGGCAAATATTGCATCGTGAGAACTTATTCAGCTGGTGTCTTCGCTGGAGAATTACAATCACGAAACGGACAAGAAGTAGTATTACATAATGCCAGGCGTCTCTGGAAATGGTCAGGCGCTGCGTCTTTATCACAGCTGGCAATGGAAGGAGTTAAAAACCCTGATGATTGTATGTTTCCGTGCGAAGTCAGCCGCGTTGAATTACTCAATGCAATCGAAATTTTAGATTGCACCGAAATGGCTAGATTAAGTATCAAAGGCGTAAAATTATGGCAGAAGTAAATAACAGTTTTGGCAATGGCGATGGCGCTGGCTCTGGCTCTGGCACTGGCTTTGGCTCTGGCGATGGCGCTGGCTCTGGCTCTGGCTTTGGCTTTTACAATGGCCATGGCTATGGCGCTGGCGATGGCGCTGGGGCTGGCACTGGCTTTTACGATGGCTATGGCTATGGCGATGGCGATGGCGATGGCAATGGCGATGGCACTGGCGATGGCTAATATTTTGGATAAATTAAAGGAAATATAAAATGTATATCAACTTAAATGAAAGGAAATAATCATGATAAATGCACGAGATGATTTAGACGTTGCGATGGATATAATAAAAATAGCGACAGATCATTGGGAAAAAGACGAAACTTTTATAAAACTAAAAGAAAACATCAGTGAGTTGAGAGTAGAACAAATAGGTTTCTTATTGTTTCACATACTTAATGATAATGAGATTAATATTTTTTTGGCACTCGCAAAAGAAATGATCTTTATTTACGAATCGCAATCTGAAGCAGCTTATGAAAGAAGACACTCTTATGACTAAAAAAATAATAGTTGAAGAAACAGGCAATCCAACCCCGCACAGGGGTTGGGATTATGTAGCTTACTATGATGGATTGGAATACGAGCCTGGCAATCAATATCCTTTTGGGCGTGGGGCTACTCCAGAGGACGCGAAAGCAGAATTATTAGAATCAGATATTGATGAATCATGGTGGAATTAATGAAAACGTTAAACATAATACTTTTAAGTTTATTTTTAGTCTGCACTATCACAGCGTGCATATTTTCGCTAACATCAGACTTTTTTTTAAACGCATATCAAGTTAAACTAACAACTCATGACTGTACATTAATTCAAAATAAAGGGATCAAAACATGCAACCTACTTTCACACCCGATCAAGTGAGCAGAATTTGTGCGATATCTGCTACTTGCTATACGACAGCAATCAAAGATGTAATAAGCGCGCTTCAAAATCTATCAAACGATATATTGAGCAATAGTTTGCAACATCAATCAATGATCAGTCAGCAAGTGCTTGCAACGTTGACAAGAAGCAGTGCTATTGCTGAGCCTGTTGCTGAGCCTGTTGCTGAGCCTGTTGCTGAGCCTGTTGCTGAGCCTATTGCTGAGCCTATTGCTGAGCCTGTTGCTGAGCCTGTTGCTGAGCCTGTTGCTGAGCATATAAATGACAATAACAAGCTTACTGAGATTATCTTTGCAATATAAAATATTGTCATTATGTTGTGCAACAATGATCTTAAGCAGTTGCATATCTTCGCAACTGCCCAGGGTTGTTGATGTACCCATTTCAGCGAAAGTGCCTCCTATTTATGTGCCACCCAAACCCGACTTGCCACTTCAATTTCTGAAGTCGACTAGCACGGATGCACAAATTATAAAAGCATACGTTGTATCAGTAGAGATGTTAGCTAATGATGATAATATCTTGCGTGATCAACTTTTTGTTTTGTTGCAGTCAAGTTGATAGCACTCGTATAGCGCGTTAGCATTTTTCAGACCGAAGCGCATAGCTTCTTTGCAAGTCTTGCCGATTCGCTCTTTTTCTATTTCGTTTAACTTTTCTTCAGCAATTTTAGATGCAATCATAGCGTCTGATCTTGCTTTCATAATGCGCGATAATTCTATCTCTGATTGCTTTTTAAGTTTAATAATGCTGTTATTTTGCATTTTTAAATCTACAGAGCACGAATCAACTTCAAGTAAGAGTTCTTTTTCTTTGATATGCAACTCGTGTACATAAATTGACTCAACGCCGATTATTGTTAGTAACACGACTATCACTAACGCGATTGCCTCATATATCATATTTTTCTCATTTTTCTCATTTTTTAATCATTCAATCGGGTTCTGTACTTTTTTTAAGTGCCAATCCACCCCCGCCCCCTGCTAAAATGCTCGCAGCTCCTGCGCCGAAATGTACACATCTAAAAGGGTTGCCTTGCAACACATCGTAAATTGACAGCGCTAAAAAGACTAATCCGCTTAATAGCCACAAAATCCTGCCAATATCATAAGTTTGATTATCTTTTCCGGTCAAGAGATGTCGGAAGAAAACTTGAGCAAATTCAGTTAACTTACTCATTTTCGATACGCTCTATCTAGCCATCCCGCTAAAAATTCGGGTTTATTGTCTTGCGCGTTTATAACACGATATTCGCTAGCCCGCTCTGAGCGTAATGCTGACAGTATGCGATATGATATTGTGTAATGATCTTTGAGCATATTGAGAGTGATATCTCCCAAAATGCCATCATCTTTTAGCGTATCCTTGCATTGCAGTGCTGACCACAACGCACGCTGAAGTGCTTTAATTGCAGGAGATATACCCAGATTTACCGAAGCATCAAACAGATAGTTAGCTAAATCTTGATTAGATAATTCTGCAAAACGCGCTTCTGACCAGAAAAAATCATGATAAAGTGGCTTTACTTTATCGATTGTTAAACTGCGTATATCGTCAGCGTTTGGCGGGTAATTTATTCCATATTTTTGCAAATCAGAAAGAGGGAGGGATTTCAGGAATCGCAATGAGAGGCCAAAATTTGTAATACCCCCTGGGTCTTGCGGGTTATCGACGAGGCCACCTTCATTTTTTTGCATGTATGCAAATGCTAAATCATAGCTGACCATTATTTATACTCTCCTTCCTTGTTTCCGTTATTATAATTTATCGGATCGCAGGGTCGTGAGCAAGCATTACATTCATAGTACGCGAATTCATTTTCTCGCACGACAAGCATAGCTCGACAGCATTTGCTTATCATGTTGCGTCATCATTAGGATCATTAGAGGGGTATCCTGCTGGCATCGAGGTTGTATTATTTTTATTCATCTCGCTCGTAAGCGCGTGATGAAGCTTTTCAAGCTCATAAAACAAGCTATCTAGCTCTTTTTCGGCTTTTTCACATCTTGATAAAGCTGGCAAATAAAGGACATGAGCAACACATGCGCCGATAATTCCGCCGATCACGAAGCAACTAATGCACGTAATGATAATAACGATAGACATTGTTTTTATTATCCTTTTTTAACAAGATGGGGAAGCGGTCATTGTATCAAGCGCCAAGTATTCTTCAACTTCTTTTTTTGCAGCTTCAAATCCTTTACACACGGCGGTCACGTATCCTTGTTTCCGCAATTGCTCTATCCAGAATTGTTGCTCTTCAAGAATTGAGCCACCGGTTATACGTTTCATTTCGATGTATAGCCCACCGTATCCGCCCCGCAAATAAGGGATAAACAGGTCGGGAATGCCGCGTACCAATCCTGTTTTTTTCATCATAACGGCGTATTGTATGGTGCGTTTACCGCCATTCGGGATTGAGTGGTGCAGGATTCCTTTTTTTTGCATCCAGGCCACTAAGCGTATTTGTTCGTCTTGCTCTTGATGTTTGCGTTGCATGTGTGGTGTGGGCAGTATTTTTTCGATAGTCATTTATCAGGCGTCCTTGTGGCTGTTGTGGCTGTTGTCACTCTCTACCAGCTTTCTATATCCCTTTTCTAGGGGGTAAATTTCCTCACTACTCAACTTTTTATCAATATTAGTAGGGTAGTGGCATGCAGTATCATCTACGCCATATAACGCTCCTAGAGCCTTCAGATTGGAAGTTCGCCATTTCTTGCCGTGTCGCTGCCATTCGTTTTGCTGATATTGCATCGTTCATCCGGATATTTACAGGCTTGTGAGTCATAACTGTAAACTTTATGTTCACTCATTGTCAACGCTGTCACCCAACTACTAAAAACCTACTAATAAAAATTAAATTAGTAGGTTCAATGTGCAATATGGCATATCGTGAAACATTTATCCAAGTTGTTTCACTGAATGAAAAGGTGGAACGTTGGAACGTGGAACCTATGTTTTCCAAACCTTTATAATAACGTACTTATTATTATTCATTTTCTATATCTTTATAAATAGGTTCCATAGGTTCCACCGTTCCACCAGACCAGTCGTATCAGGGCTTTGCAAGGTGGAACCTATTATTTTATAGGTTCCACCAGGTTCCACCAAATAGAGTATTATTTAAACAAAATACTCCTTCTTTGTGGTATTTCATGCAGGTTAGAAAATTTTGTTTTTTCAGGTAATTTCTTTGTTAGCTCTTTTAAGGTGGAACCTAGTGAAGTAACCTCTCCTCTCGTTCCATGCTTTCCAAACATTTCATAGAATAAATCAGTCGCTGATATCTTTCTCAAAATGCCATTTTCCCAATCGCAATGACTAAGTAATTTCTCCTTTATAGGGTCAATCTTTTCATGCTGAGTATTTTTTTCATTGACTAATTCTTGATCTTCCTGGCTTAGATACGGCAATGCGCCTCTCTGCCATAAGTCATAGACTTCTGCCCATACTTGTTGCATATCCAAGTCATGATCCAGATCAATTTTGGTAACGGATAAAGTCCACCAACGCCTATTTCCTGTTTGATCAATTAAATAATTTTCTTCATTGACGGTAGCAACATAAGCGGTTCGCCTAGCCAATACTGTTGGCTTATAAGCATAAGGAAACCTCACATGGTCAAATTGCATAGTTATATAACTTTTAAGGCGTCCCATGGCGGACTTGCCGAAAATAGAATCAAGCTCACCAAGTTCCGCTATCCAGTAACTAGCAAGTTGAATGAGACTATCTTTATTGGACGGGTCAAGAAAAGCGCCTTCCTTTACCGCTCCGCAGCCTATAGGATCAAGGGATTTCACCCAACGCGTTTTGTTAATACCTTGAGCGCCCGCCAGAACAAGCACACCTTGATTGATGAATCCGTCCTCACTAAACGCAGCAGCAATTGCGCCTACCATCCACGTCCTAGTTATTTTAGTTGAATATTCCATATTATCGGTATGAATGGTTGCTAAGAAACTATCTAATCGCTTGAATCCATCCCAAGGTTTATCTTGGATACACTTAACAATGGGATGATATGGACTTTCACCAGCTATAACATCTAAGTGTTTATCTAGTTTTTTAATGGGCATTCCATTTAATACTGCTAAACGGTCTATTCGGGATAAAATATCATTATCACTATCATCTTTGAAAACATAATGACCAGGAATAGTTATCTCACGACGTCTAGTCATCATATTAAATCGGATAGTAGCGTTGAAATTCTCCATTAATAGCCATTTTAAATTCTTATAGGTATCCAATGCCTTGAATCCCGTTTTTGTTTCCATTCGTTCGGGATAACTAATCGGATTAAAAACAACTATATTGGTTTCATCTTTTTTATTGTGAAATTTTTCTGCAACATTATTTATTTCTTCTACTTTGTCATGAATATCCGACATAAAAACTCCTGTAATAGGGATTAAGGATTGCATTCTCTTGCATAACCTTTAGAATAATCCCTGTTGTTTGTTTAAAAAAGTCCATTGATCCGTCTCGCAATGAGACCCTTGGAATAAAGGACTAATATCTTGATGGGGAGCGACTAACTCCCCTCAGAATCACCATCCTACTCCTGCGTAAAATTGATTGATATAAGCATTTTCCTCTTTATTTTTTGCCATATAATTGATTCTTAACTTCATCCATATTAGATATGAGTAACAAATCGTTAAAATCAGTTGCTTTTCCTGCGAATATCAAATGTTCGAATTTAGGAATAATCAACATAGCACCCGTCAACATGGCCGTTTCTTTGGCGCATTCAAAGCCCACATTTTCTTTCAGGGATTGATCATTATCACCACAAATATAAAAAACAGTATTTCGATATTTTCGAACAAATCTATCGGCGATATTTAATAAATTATAAGCCGTAAACGCCACCAGAACAGATTGTCCACGTGCTTCATATATAGTGTTACCAGTTGCGTAGCCCTCACATATAAAGCAATTTGAATCTAACTCATTGCCAATAATCATCCATCCCCCACGCGGGCTAGTGCCAGGCTCATAGTATTTGAAACCAGTGTCCGTAATATATTGGATAGATATCAATTCACCATCATTACCATATACAGGGCAAACTAATTTATCTTCTATTTGACGCAAAGCATGGGGGTTGTTTATTTTCTTTTTCAATAAATAAGGATGATTACTTTCAGGTGATTTCGCATTTGCCCATTCCCTTCTTGCTCTCTGGGAAGCGTCATAGCGTTCTTGTAATTCTTGAGTTCTATATTCATCCATTCTTTTTTGACGTGCAACCTTTTCAACGGTTGTTAATTTATTCCAGTCATACATCCACCAGGTACGCCAAGTGCTTTGGTCATGCCAATCACCAAAAGTAGCGCCTTCGCAATCGCCTAATATTTTTACAAATAAGTCTTTTCCTCGCGTGCTATTGTTAGCACCTCTGAATCGTTGAAATTTAGTGGAATGAATATTTACTTTTCCATTAATAAAAATACCATTTTGCACCATGAATTTTTCTAGCTCAGTTAAGAAATCCATTACTTTTCCTTTGATAATAGTAAATGAAAAGCTGGTAAATCTTTTCTAGGCCGAATAGTCACATCCCCAACATAACCAGTACGCTGGTAACGTAAATAATGTGGACTACATAATTGATGCTTCTTTATAAATATCTTTTTCTTACAGCCTTCAATGCAACATTTTTCTTTCATAGATAAAACCTATTGATATTGATAAAGATTAAAAGTATATTGTGCATTACAAATTTAAACAAGGTGATTTATGACAATTAAAGTAAATTTTGATGGCGCGTGTGAGCCAAATGCTGCAAATGGGAAAATGAGTTTTGGTATTTATATCGTGAATGGAACTGAGATAACCAAATTATACGGCATTTTAGACAATGAAGGTAAGGCTGCCTCTAATAATGTAGCGGAGCATGGCGCTCTTTGGAAAGCTCTGTGTATCTGCAAGAGAATGGATTGGAGAAAGAGGAAATACATATATTTGGCGATTCTCAAATGGCGATTAAACAGATGCAAGGTGAATATAAAATTGATCCGCAAAAAGCATATGGCTATATGGCTGTCCGTAACGCTGAATTAATACAGCAATTCAATAACCTTAAATTCAAATGGATACCACGCGAGGAGAATACATTTGCCGATAAAGCTGCGGAAACAGCATTATTGGAAATTGATATTAAACGTAAAATATGGAGCAAGTGACGAATTTACATTTTTCAAATGATGGAAAAATGTAAATTCAACATACTAGTTATAAGTTTGGTGTTGTAGTTCCCTCTCTCACCCCGGAACGATATAATTCAATTGGAGATTTAATAATGGATGTCAATAATGTTGTAGTTCCCTCTCTCACCCCGGAACGATATAATTCAATAATGAATATTTATGCACTAGTCGATAATCGAGAAGTAGATGGGTTAGAGGGTGCGATATTCTTCAAGAGCAAAGAAGATGCTGAAGCCATGCAA